ATCTCAAACTTTCTCCTGTTTCTATATCCCTTGGCCATGCTTTAATTGTTATTGATTCTCTAATCTCAAAGTAATCTGTACCTTCTAAATCAGATAATAAAAGGATTTTTAGTACTTGCATCTCTGCATAATCTAGTGTCATCTTTTGTTCACCAATCTTAATCACAAATCCATCTTCAATATCTTTAATAGAACCTGCTTTTTGTCCTTGCAAATACTCAGTCCATTCGCTATTGTGAGAGTATAGGCATATTGTTTTGCCATCCTCGTATTTAAGGTCATAGTCATAATCCATCTCTTCTCCAATATTGTTTTCTACATACACTTGTTTCATTTTATTTGTTTTGGTTATAAGTTTCGTTGTAGTAATCTTCCGATTCTGCCATTCTTGATTCTAAACTAAAATGATGGTCTTGTTGTCCGTTTAAATGTGCATCTAATATCTGCTCTTTTTCTTTTTCAATTAATTCATTAAGAATAACTAAATTTATGGCATTTCCAAAAGTAAATGGTTGTTCACTCATTAAATCCATTAATTGTTGCATTGCTGTTTTTTGTTTCATTTGTTTATTATTTTAAAGTAAAGAATCTTAAGTCCTTCCCAAATTAATATTGTTAGTATTATTTTCATAAGTTATTGTAATCTTCAAATTTCATTGTTTCAGGTAAAAATCTTAATGCTATATTTTTTGTTGATCCGTGGCGATTCTTCTCAACCTTACAAACTACTAAATCACTTGGCGAATACTCTTTACCACCAATCTCAATAGCTTCTGTCATCTCGTAGTAATGTGGTCGCATAAGCATAATAACTGCATCAGCATCTTGTTCAATAGAACCTGATTCCCTTAAATCAGATAACTGAGGCATCTTATCTCCTCGTTCCTCTACTCTACGAGATAATTGAGATAGGGCGATAATAGGTACTTCCAACTCTTTAGCAAGGGCTTTTAGGCTTCTACTGATGTAGCTAACCTCTTGTTCCCTGTTTTGGTTTGATTTGCCTGTACCACTCATAAGTTGGAGGTAGTCGATAAAGATTACCTTGATTCCATACTTTTGCTTTAAGATGGTGGCTTTTGCTCGGAGTTGGGTTACACTTATACCGCCCATATCTTCAATATGTATGGGGGAAGTTAATAGTAAGTCATCTGTCTTTAGTAAAACCTTTCTTTGTGTAGTATCCAAAGTATTCATTCTAAGCCATTTTAAGGGCAGTTGTGAGCCGATTGACTCTAACCTTTCAACTAACTGTTCGGAGCTCATTTCAAGGCTAAAAACGGCCACAGGAACGCTATCTAAACAAGCTAGTTGGTAGATACTAGAAAGCATAAAAGCAGTCTTACCCATCCCTGGTCTTGCAGCTACGATTACTAGGTCAGGCTTAACCCATCCGCATAGGGTATTGTTTAGCTCATTAAACCCTGTGTTATAGCCCAATAAACCTCCTTTTTGAGCCATATCACGAGAATAATTGATTGATAAAATAATATCTTCCATCATCTTCTCGTAGATATTCCCAAACTCTTGTAGCTGAATAAGTTTTTTGGATACCTCAGCCATAAAGTCTATCGTATCTTCCTCGCCATTGGTCGCCCCAACCACAAGCTCTCCACCTAGCACCACCAACATTCTACGCTTATAAAGTTCTATTATTAACTCTATATGGGCTTCTAAGTGAGCAGTTGATACTACATCTTTAGTTAACTCAGAAAGGTAGTAGGCATTTACTTGATCGGTTTGTTTAGCATCTACGATGCGTTGGTAGAGTGTAGTAATATCTATTGGGATATTCTTATCGTACATCTCTCTAATGGTTCTAAATACAAGCTTATGCTTATAGTCGTAGAATATATCCTCTTTTAAGTAGTTGATTACTAATGACAAAGATTTTTTGTCGATTAATAACGAGCCTAGGATATTGCGTTCAATCTCTGTGTTTTTAGGTAGGTCTATGACTTGCATTACTTTAGTTTTATTTTGGTGTTTTGTGTTGCTACTGGTTCAAAGTTTTTAGAGTTTTTAACCCATGTAGCTATTCTTCTACTTATGTCAAAGAATTTTTGGTCTTGGAATCTCATCTTTCCTTTTGCATCTTCTTCTGTCCAGTAAGATAAAAAAGAATCATATTGGTTACCTAGTTTATCCTTTAGTTCATCTAATCTAGAAACAAAAGATTGTTTGTCGTTATATATCTTATTAGGTATTATATCTATATTATTAATAACTATATTATTATGTGCCAGTTTTTCGGCTGAGGGGTTAGCCGATTTTCTGGCTGAGGTGGGTTTATTTTCTGACCTAGGTATCTCTATGTTAATTACTAATGATCTAAAGTCAAAATCACCATTTTCTTTTAGTTTAATAATCCTACCAAGTATTTTCATATCCTCAAGCTTCTTAAGGTGGTCTTTAATCGTAGATTCACCACAATCTAAACACTCACCTAAATACCTGTTTGATGCAAAGCAATAGCCTCTTTCGTTACTTAAATTAGATATTAAAGCTATTAATAACTTTTGCTTATCTGTAAGCACCTTGCTTAATAAAACCTGTGCAGGAAGGACTGCAAACCAATTATGATTCATAAGAATAAAAAAGCCCATCGGTTTTGCTAGAAGTACGAGTTCTAACGCCACCTAGGGCAAAAATTTTAAATGTTATCTCGTACATAACATGACAAATATACTAAACTTCCTTAGATATCCTAAAAACTACCCTCCTATTATCCACTATAAAACGCTTACGAGCAATAGGGTTAAGCGATTCACGGATCACTTGTGATGCTATCTTTGTCTTACGACTAGCCGCTGCCGCTGACTTAAATAGCACCTCTTCCATGGTGTCAGTATATACCATTCTAATTGGAATAGAGTTCTCTAATCCTTTAATCTCATTCGGCATCTGGTTTGGGTTTAAAGTGGTTTTTTAGGCCTTTGATAAATGATTGATTTGTTTCATGGAACTCCCTTTTAGAAAAATAATTCTCATCTACCTTACCGCCATCCATTTCATTTGGGTAAACGAGTATGTCATCATCGTAAAAGTTACGCACTCTTCCTGTATCGTAACACACCACTTTCCATATGGTGTTAGTATCAGTTCCGTAATCAATCCATGCGATTGCTTTTCCATAGCCTAGTGGGGTTAAAACATCTATTGTTTGTTCTAATTGTAGTATCAAAATAATCGTTTTATTGCTTTGATTTTAAAATAAGTTTCACAGAATATTAATAGCAGCACCGCTATTGGTACTGCTATAAAGAAAAATTTAATGATTGCTAATACTTTCATATTACTTCTTTAAGGATATTTTAAAAGTAGTTGTACTGAACTTTGGAGCAGGATAAATCATCTCGCCAGTTTCAGGATCAACCAATGGCTCTTTAATAGTCTTAAGTAAAGACTCTCTTTCCTTTTGTTTAAACTTAATAGCTTCTAGCTCTTGGTTATACTTAAGCCATGTATGGTCACCATCATAGGCATACTTAACTCCTGATTCTATTCTACTAATCTCAGCATCTAGCACGATTGCCTTACCTTGAGGATGCAAGTCTAACTGACTAATAACATCTTCTTTTAATTCAGCTCTAATTCCTTCTAGCAACTGAACTAATGCTTCTGCTTTAACGAGCATTTCAAGGGGGTTCTCGCCTGTTTCTCTGAAATGTGATACAACTACTTGCTTAAGTAATTCTATGCTAAATTTGGATGGTGTAATTGAATTTAATTCAATAGATGGTAGTAAATTACTCATATTATTTCTTTTTTGTTGTTAACGATTCTTTTTTAGCGGTCATTAATTTCATTAATTGTTGGTCTTTTTCTATATATTCCTTATTAGAAAAGAATATATCAGTTAAGTCCTTCATCCTAGCAGCAGCTTGGATATCTTTAATGATAGCATCACGATCTACCTCAACAGGAATCTCCTCTGCTACTACCTCAACTACTTTAGGTTTTTTGGTAGGTGTTTCTTCCTTGGCAAAGTCCATCTCTTCAGCAGGTGTCGCTTCGAATCCAGCAGCCTTCATTAACCAAGCAAGTAAGTTCCTATAAGCCTTGCCAATCGCCCTTGTTTGTGCCATACTAAGAATAGCATATTCATCAAAGTATCTTTTAGTTTTTTCGGCATTCGAGCATAAGGCAATACCAGTAGCAACGAGCTGACCTGTCGTAATATTGCGTACTTCACAAGTCGCCATATATTTAATAGCAGTTTCATTTGATAAATCTTGAGTTGATGTGATAATAGGCATTAATCCAAGTGAAGCACCAGCAAATTGCCAACCTTCAACATTAACGAATTGTTTACCTTGTATATTACTTGAGAGTCCTTTCTCTTTTATCAACTGAGATAGTTCTGTTGATAGTTTAAGCATAGAATCCTTGTTGATTAATTCATACGAAGGATTAGTTAATTGCATTTCCATTTTGTAGGGTTTTTTGGTTGATTAAATTTTGTGTAAAAAACAATGCTTCACGAACAGGGTAAGTATCCCATAACTCTACTAAAGCTTTCATAAGTACTAAATTGTTCTGCGAATAGTTAATGTTGTGGATGATTTTAGCAACGAACAATCTTTGTTCCTGCTCATCCCATTTTGAAAAATCACTCATAGTTTTTGGTGTTTTGATTTATAAAATATTGATTAGGTTTTCTATGTCAGTACTAACTAACTCATCTACATCGGATTGATCCTGTATAGATGCTATGCCGTGCATGACAGTACTATGGTCACGGCCAAACAAATCGCCAATAGATTTAAGCTTTAACTTAAGTCTAGTTCTTATTAGAAACATAGACATATGTCTAGCCGTTACAATAGTTCTGTACCTCTTCTTGCCTCTAATCTCTTCATTAGTGATATTGTAATAGGTACATACCTTGGCTATAATCTCATTAGCAATGGCTTCTCTTTGTCTTGGGTTGAGCTTTGTCTTACGAATAGAAGGTATAGCCCAGTAGTCCATTTTATTCTTGATGTTCATAGATAGAGTTTTTAAGTTGTTCAATCTTTTTTGCGTAGAAGGCTTCTACAACTTCTATCATTTCCTCATCAGCCGCAGCTAAACGAGTTTTTATTAGGTAGGGTGAATAGCCTGTTACCTCACAAATCTTTTTTATATCGCCATACTTAAGTAAGGCACGATAATCTCTAATCAGCATTTTTTAGTTTTTTATATAGTTTGTAATGTCTATCAATGGAACGCATTGCTCCTTCAATAGATGTGAAATAATCTCCTCTCCAGTAGTAGAACTTATCTAGGGGTTTTTTGCTATCCCAATGGATAAACATACCACGATAGAGGTAATCCTTTTTGATCCTGTGGGCATCTATTGTGACCATAAAATAGTCACGAAGCCCTTTTTGTTTTAGATGTGATGGGGTTGGGTGCACGATTGCAGATTTTTATTGAGTGATTGAATATCTTGTTTCTAGTACTTGCACAATAGGTTCAGTCTTTACTCCACTAGATATGTTTATGAATCTGTCATAAGCTTTCTCTTTGCTATGACTTAAGGAATTTTCCATAAATAACTCATCTTTTCTAGTGTAGTAGATTACTGATTGCGTTACTACATTTGTTTCTGTTACGAACTCGAATTTTGCCATGTGTTTAAGGTTTTTTGGTGTTAAAAATATCCCTACTCCCATTGGGATAACCCACTAACGATTATAATTTGTTTAATTAGTAGGGATAGTGCTTTAAGTGTTAGGGTAAATCTTGTTAAGTTTTTTGTGTCGTTCAAAGTAGCTTTGTGCACCACGAGATTTTTGTTGGCTCATAATGTTCTCGTGATACACAGGATCAAGAAAGGTTTTTGCCTCATAATTGTAGTAAACTTGGTCACCACGACTGAAGTTTTTGCCAGTAAGACTGCATCTGCAATCATACTTGGCAGTGATTAATTCAAAATTCATAGATGGGTTTTTTGGTTAGTTATTCGTTAATTTGTTTTAATAACTCTAATTGAAGTATATGAGGCAATTCGCTACACGAAATAGCAATATCATCAACCCCAGGCATTATGTCGTATTCCGCCTCTTCTTTTGTTCCATAAATAACAATTTTCTTGTCGGAGTCCCAACGATTTACTTCTTTACATATTACATTGTAAACGACATAATCGGTTTTTTGTAGCATTTTCATAATAAAGGTTTTTGTTTGTGTAAGTAAAATTAAGAAGTTTTTGCAATTATTTCGGTTTTTTAGCAGGTTTTTTGTTAATCAATCGTTAAAAGTTTTTGGCTGATCCAAGCAGATTTTTGGCAGATTTTTGGCAGGTTTTTGGCCCGATATAGCAAAAAGTAGCAGAATTTAGTGCTAAAATCCTTAGCATTAGTGCAAAATGATTATAGTAAAGCATCCTAGAATCAAATCCTTGGCACTTTACAGCCTCATTTTGGGCTTATCTTTATTGTTTAAGGTATAGACCTCAAACGCTTTTAGTATGTCTTATTTAGCCTTATTTCGCTAAATATTCGCTTTGCTTAATTTGTGCAATCTTTTCCGCTGTCGCTTTTATGTTGTAAGATTGGAAAGCAATACCTCCCCCAAATTGTTTATTGTGGAATTTACGCCCTCCGATTTTACGACCTAAATAAAGGGCCCTTTCGTATGTGTCGGCAATTTGTAGGAAATGACAAACATAACGAGGGTTCCCGTTTATGTCATTGTTTACACGTGTGAACATGGTAAATAATTTTGGTTAATATAAAAGCCCAAATTAATGGGCCCTTATTTCGCTGATATTACAGCTCGTCAGTTAACCTAATAAAGAAACTACATTTTTTACCTCAATTAGTGGTATTTTATGACAGCCAACGGATATAATTTCGCCCTCAATCCCATTAAAAGTAAAGTCGCCTACGTGTTGGCCCTTTATTAGTTGGTTATTGATTAAGCGTTGGTAAGCTGTTAAAAACACATTTTTAGCCATTTTTACGCCTCCGCTTGTTTCTACGTTCTCGGTTTCTTTGTTATATCTTAGCAAATAGTGGCCCAAATTGGCATAAATAGAGGATATTTTGAACTCTCTAAATAGTTCAATGCTTTCCTTTGCCTTTTCGATTGCTTTTATTTCGGCTTTCTTTTTGTTTTCTTCTTGTTTTATTTGCCATTGTTTATACTCGCTTGAGTGTTTATACTCATGCAACCAATTAACAATGTCGGAATACCTACTATTTAAGGTATTATATTCGATTATATTAAAGCCAAAAAATTTAATGTACTTTTCAAAAATATCGATACTTATTTCGGTTTGTGATATATAACCGTTTTTTAGCTTTGTCGCTGTTATTACTTTGCCTTTGCTTTCCTCGGCATATTCAAGGTAGTTTTTTAGGTTTTCTAAATGGGCCGTTGTCGAGGTCTCAATATCATCAAAGAAACTACGAACTTTGAAAAATTCCACATTTGCAGGAATAGAACGCCAAACAAGGCTTTGCTGTTTTGCTGTACTGTTTGAATAGCTCCTATCATTAAAGAAAACACACTTTTTGCCCTCTTTGTTTGTTATATGTTTGGCAATCTTAAAATGATAACCGTATGAATAAATACTATCATGCTCAAAAAACATATTTGAGCCCTTACCATGTGCTTGAGTTTGATTGGCCCAAACGTGCGAAAGTTCCGAATTGTTAAATTTAGTTTTCATTGTGTTTGATTTATTAGTTTATTCTTATTAATGTGTTGCCTTCTCCGTTTATTATATCCATCGTTTCAGTTTCTTTTACTGTATCGTAATTATAAACAAAGTCCTCAAGGTTTTCGAATAGTTCCCCATTATTGTACATCTCAAGGGCTATTTTGTCGGCCTCCTCTTGCGTGGTGGCTTCAATAAATTTTATGCTAGATGTCCAAATTGTACAAAGTTGGTCAACTTGTACTCGAAATTCTTTTGTTTGTGTTTGTGTGTTTGTCATTGTTATTTTTTTAATAGTGTTTTTATAAAGGCGTAAAGTAAAATACTTACTAGGCTTATGGCTAGTAATTCGAATAAGCTAATTGTTTGCATTTTCAGTAATTAAAAGGTGAATGAATAACCTAGCAACAGATCCAACGAAATAAGCTACTAAGCAAGTAAATAAGATAGGTAATAATACCTCGGTAAATTGTGTCATTTTGTTAGTGTTTAATGAGGTATAAAGATAGGGACTTTATCAATACAAAGTTAAAAAAGATTAAAAATAATTAAAAGTATTTAGTTAAAATATTGTTAATTTGTTTAATTGATCAAAGTAGTATATATTATATTAGTACATACAATTATAGGTAACTTATATAATTATATAAATTACTAGTAAAGTAGTAAATTATAATAGTATTGATATTATCATTACAGGGATATATTAGAATATTCAATGATTATAAGTATTTATCCTAGATTGTTAGCGGATGCGAAAGAGTGACTAAACAATCAATACAATTAAAATACATATTTTTGCCCCTAGATAGTGAAGAGGGTAGGAGGGTTTGAGGGTGTCATATTGGCTATTTAACATAATATAGTTTATAAGACATTCGACCATGTACCCCCTACCACTTTGTTTCGTACGGAAAATTTCGTAGATCCCTTGTGCCCTCCAATATTCTGATATCAACCATTGTTTTAACATTTTTTGATATTTGATTTTTTTTATTTTCCATATAACCCATTATAATTTATTATAATATGAATATACCGAAAAGAGAACTAGACAAACGCTACAAGAAGGGAGTTGATACAGGAGCAATGAGCTTCCATAATGTTGAACTACCCTTAATGGACTATACGGCCTTAAATAGACCTGTAAGTGTAACGCCTAACCCTAATAAGCAAAATAGGAGAAAGGTCAGCGATGAGGCTAAAAAGAGGTATAAAAGGGATATGAAGCTTAAGAGCAGAAAAGCTAAACTAAAAAACCAGTAATATGAAAGACACAGTAGCCAAGAGAACTTACAGATGTAAATGCGGAGTATCTACAGAAGATTATGTTTGGGATAGTTCCATAAGGGAACATACCATCAAGTGTACTAAGTGCGAAAGTGTACTTAGCTTTGACCATATCAAGGTAGAGAAGGTAGTACATATCACCTCTATACGAACACCAACTAAAAACCGATAATATGAATGCAGAGTTCAAGGATATAAGCAAAGAAGCTTTTATCATAGCTTACAAGGAGAATTTTGGCAATATCACCATTGCTTGTGAATCAGCAGGGGTTGGTAGAGGTCAATACAAGGCATGGTGTGATAAAGATCCTGAGTTTAGACAAAGATTGGCTGAAATAGAGCCTGAGGAGATTATGCTTGACTTCGGTGAGCATAAGCTGATGGAAAGAATTGCTAAGGGTGATACCTTGGCCACAATGTTCCTGTTAAAAACCAAAGGTAAGCGTAGAGGGTATATCGAAAGGCAAGAGGTTGCTCATGAAGGAGATGTAGTTAAGCAGATTACTGTTAATGTCCTAAAGGCTAGTCATGTAGAGGAGTTGTCTAATGGTGTTCAGCAGTTAGATGGTGATGAAAATGTAATCGAGGATACAGGATTTGTAGTTCCAGCTACCGAAGCTGCTAATATCCAAGATATTCCACTTTACGAGTTCGATAAAGAGGTAGAACTACCAAATGAGATGGATATTTACGAAGAATAGATCCGTAGGATATGAGAATAGCTCTATTTAGCATTTTAAGGCGATTCTACGGCATATCTGCCTTTCAGTAGTACTATCTATCCAAAAAGGTGTAGAGTGTCTTAAAACGCTTCTAAATGCCCTTTAATTAGATTGCATGAATTTTTTAGAATTATTCATGCAGATTTGCCAAAGTCGGTAGTGAAACTTGGACAATATCCGAATTAGTGTTACCAATTTATATAAATATGTGACAAAGTGAGGGGTAATTCGGTAGTAATACTACTCTATTATCAAAATATGTAAAATCTGCAAGTTTTGATATTACTCAATCGACTGAGTAATTTTACTCAATGAGCCGTAAATGATTGATAAACGGCTCAAGAATGATTGATAAAGTGCCTTATAAAGCACAAAAGCATATCAGAATGTGCATTTTATGACGCATTATGCACTCATTAGTGTCATTTAATGCACTTTATGGTGGATATCCCCTACTTTCCTATAAAACCAAAAAGATTAGCTTTGTCTTGAGCAAACCAAAATTTTTAATTTATTTCTATGGAAGTAACCACCAATGTTGTCTTTGAGGTACTAAACAACTCGAAGAAGAGAATCTCTGTTATGCAAGGAGGTACGAGGTCAGGAAAGACTTACAATGTGCTTACCTGGTTTATAGTTAAGCTTTTGCAAGAAAGAGGTAAAACCCTAACAATTTGCCGTTCATCCCTACCAAGTATCAAGGGATCGGTCATGAGGGATTTTATTGAGATACTATCGAAGTATAAACTCTACTCGGAGGAGAAACACAACAAATCAGAGAATTTATACTTCCTTAATGGCAACACGGTAGAATTTGTATCTACCGACCAACCGCAGAAGATTAGAGGTCGTAAAAGGCACTATCTGTTTATTAACGAGGCAAATGAGGTTAACTACGAATCTTGGATGCAGTTAGCCCTAAGAACTACGGATAAAATCGTACTTGACTATAATCCTTCCGATTATTACTCTTGGATTTACGATAAGGTCATTCCTAGAGAAGATACCGACTTTACCATCACGACTTATAAGGATAATCCTTTTTTAGATAAAACCATTATTGCCGAGATTGAAAGATTAAAGGATGCTGACCACGAATACTGGAGAGTTTATGGATTAGGGGAAAGAGCGATTAGTGAAGCTACGATTTATAGCCATTGGAGAAGAAGAAGGAACTTCCCTGAGGGTGGAGATGTTTTCTACGGCCTTGACTTTGGTTATAACAACCAGACTGCTCTTGTAAGGTGTAAGAACTTCGATGGTGACATTTATGTCGAGCAACTGATATATGATACCAAGATGTCAACCTCACTCCTAATAGACCGCTTAAAGTCTATGGGGCTATCTCGTAGAGATGAGATATTCGCAGATGCTGCCGAACCTAAAACAATAGCTGAGGTAAATAAAGCAGGGTTTAATTTAAAGTCTGCTACTAAAGATGTGTTCGCAGGAATTAACAAGGTTAAATCATTTCCGCTATTTGTAAAATCAGAATCCTTAGATTTGTTAGATGAGATTAAAAACTACAAGTGGAAAACGGATCATGATGGCAATACAATGGATGAGCCTGTTAAGTTTCGTGACCACTTGATGGATGCTATGCGTTATGCTATCTACTCAAAATATGCGAAAGCAAAGAGAGGATGGGTGGTTTAGACTAAAAATTTGTTACTTTTGTAAAAATATCATATAGTGAAGTTAACGGACATACTAAGTGCGGTTAATCCTTTTAAACAAAAGGCAGCCCCTAGAAAAAATACGAACCTTAATAACCCATTTGGTGATTTTGGTGGTTTAATAGGCGGTAGAACGCTTTACCCAAATTTAGACTATGCCAAGTTCGTACAGGATTACGATAACAATAGCGAAGTCTATTCTATCATCAAGCGTATCTCAAAAACAATCTCTACAGTTCCATTCTATGTTTATAAGGTTAAGAGCAAGAAAGACTTGAACACTTATAAATCTATGATGGCTAACGCATCAAGCGGAGCAGATATTGCTCGTGCGGAGTTAATAAGGATTAAGGCAGTTGATGAGATTGCTGATAGTCCGCTAAACAAATTATTAGAAAGACCGAATCCATACCAATCATTCTCTGAGTTCATCGAGAATATCATTGGTTATAAACTTATTACAGGTAACTCTTACATATGGGCTAATAGATTAGCTAGTGGTAAAGTTGCTGAACTTGTTACTCTCCCATCCCAATATGTCGCTATCATTAGCGATGGTACTATCAATGGGGTTGAAGGCTACTCTTTCACATTAGTTGGGTGGGATCAGTTGGATGCTAAAGATGTAATCCACTTAAAATACTTCAACCCCTACTTCAACACTAATGGACAACAACTATATGGACTATCGCCTTTACAAGCTGCTTACAGAACTGTTCAACGCAGTAACGATGCTAAGGATACCTCTGTAGGTATGTTGCAGAATCAAGGGCCTAAGGGTATCTTGTATGCAGATGAATCAAATGATTTCGGCCCTGAACAAGCTGGTAAGTTAAAAGAAGATTTCTACAATCAGTACGGAACTAAAACGCAAGGAGGCATTATTCAAAATGCTGGTAAGATTTTAATTGCAGGTGCTAAATTAGGTTGGGTTAATATGGGATTATCTCCTGTTGACCTTCAGTTGTTAGAATCAGAGAAGATTACGCTTCGTGAGTTGTGTAATGTGTACGGAGTTAACTCTGCACTATTTAACGATCCTGATAACAAGACTTACAATAACATGAAAGAGGCTAAGAAGGAAATGCTTACTCAAGTAGTACTTCCTGAATTAGTTTTAATTCGTGATGCGTTCAATAGATTCTTTGAGAATGAAATTGGACAAGGTTACTATATCGATTTCGATATTACTGTGTTCCCAGAGTTGCAAGAGGATATGAAAGAGTTATCTGCTATCCTTTCTCAATCATGGTGGATTACACCTAACGAAAAAAGACAAGCAATGAGATACGATACTGTTCAAGATGATGTCATGAACGCTATCTACATACCTGCTGGTTACTTACCTATCGATGAGTTAACAATGTTGCAGAATCCAAGAGATGCTCAACAACAAGGAGATTATAATTTGCCTCCTGTAAAATAATATGGATGTCCAAGATATTACAACCTTCTCAGCAATTCAATTTGCAACAAACCATAGCGAGGAAGTCCATCACGGAGTTTAGGCCACAAATAGAAAAGGCCTTACAAAGTGATTTTAACAAAGCTGCGGAGTTGGTAAAAGAGATGGGTGTATTCCAACTAGCTAACTATAACAAGACATTTTTCAACCAAGATAAGATTAGCAATATTTTACGAACTTTGTACGAAGGTACTGGTGGCTATACTGCTATGAGGTATCAGAAGATATTTGACAAGTATAAGAAAGCTGAAGATTTTGACCTTGATCCGTTAAACATAATGGATGAGTGGTTAGCGTTTATGTTGTCGTACTGGGTTTCAATTAGTGGCCCAAAAATGTACGGAATACAAAACACAACCGATAACGAGATAGCAAGGATACTAAATAATGTTATTGCTTATGGAAGGGCTAATAACCTTTCTACAAACGAAACAAACGCAATGGCTATTCAGCTTCTTAGAGAAGGGAAGATAAATGTTTCAAGGAGTTTATTAATAGCAAGAACGGAATCTCATCAAGCTTTAAGCACAGGTGCGATTGGGGCAACACAAGGAATTAATATACCTTTGCTAAAACAATGGGTTCACGCTGAATATGTTGGTAGTCCAAGAACTTGGCATCTAGCATTAGATAGGCAAACGAACCCTGATGATGGTGGAGTAAGAATACCTGTGAATCAACCATTCATGGTAAACACTCCTAACTACGGTGTAATTGAAATGCAATATGCACATGATGCAAGTGGTGGAGCAGCTAATAACTGCAACTGCCGATGCTGCACAGTGTATGTCGCTTAAACAAATAAATATGAGTAATTTTTATAACAAGAAGTCGATTGAAGGTTCTCCAATAGATATGGAGGATGGAAGTAGAGTTATTACTATGTACTACTCTGCTTTTGGTAATGTAGATTCCGATGGTGATATAATCACACCAGGAGCATTTACTAAAACACTAAAAGAAAATGGCCCACAAGCCAAAAATAGAATTTGGCATCTAATGAACCACTCTACAGACAAGCCTATTGCTAAGCCATATGAGATGATGGAAGATGCTTATGGTTTAAGAGCAAGTGTTAAAATACCTAATACTACTTTAGGTAATGACTTGTATGAGTTATATAAAGATGGTCATATTACAGAACATAGTATCGGATTTCAGACTATTAAGTCACAACAGAAATCAGGGTACAATGAAATCAATGAAATAAAATTGTTTGAGGGAAGTTCAGTATTGTGGGGTGCAAACGCTAATACACCAACAGTTGGAGTTAAAAGTCAGATTAAGTCAACTCTAGTTGATGAGATGGGTAAAACCATTAAGTCATTGAGAAATGGACACTTTACTGATGAAACTTTTGAGTTGTTAGAACTTAAACTTAAGCAATTACAACAATATCTATCTGAGATGGAAGATGAACCTTCAATCACTCCTGAGCCAACCGCTGAAGAAGCATTGCCAACTGAGGAAGCTGATCCGATGATTTCCGTTGAACTAGAGGTAAACAAATATTTACAATCATTTAAAATTTTCAACTAATGGTAGAAGAAATTAAAAGTGCATTCGAAGGCATTAAATCCGAAGTAAACGGAGCAATCGAAAGTGCGAAGGCTGATAATGCTAGTGCATTAGAAAGCGTAAAGGCTGAATTAGAAGCTACTAAAGCTTCAATTACAGTTGTTAAGGATGAAATCGAAAAATTGGAAGCAAAACAAAATCGTGTTAAAATGAATCAAACAGAAGTAAAAGGGTTTAATGCTACCCTTGCAGAAGCTATCGAACAAAATGGTGATAGCTTAGCGAAATTAGCTCGTGGTGAACAAAAGCGTTCAAGCTTTATCTTGGATAGTAAAGCAGTTGGTAATATGACAGAAGCGGTTAACCTTACAGGTGACATCACTCGTCAATATGCTAATCAAGTTTATGCTTTGCCTAGTCGTAAAGTGCATATGAGAAGTTTATTACCAATCGGTAGTTTATCTCAAGGTTTATTTACTTTCCCTTACGAAAGTGGTGGAGAAGGTGCTCCAGCAGCTCAAACTCAAGGTTCTTCTAAAGCTCAAGTTGATTTTGATATTACAATGAAAGATGCAGCAGCTCAGTACATCGCTGGTTATGTTCGTATCTCTCGCCAAATGTTAGATGATATACCTGCTATGACTTCTTTCTTACAATCTCGTTTGTTAGAGAAGTATTTAGTTGCTGAAGATGCTCAAATCTTAAGTGGTGATGGTACTGCTCCTAACTTACAAGGTATCTTAGGTGTAGCTACTGCTGCAACTGGTGCTGCTACTGTAGATGTTGAGCAATTAGTTCAAGCTATTGCTCAGTTAGAAACTTCTAACTATTCTGCAACAGGTATTTTAGTTAACCCAACTGATTGGGCTGCTATCATGAATACTAAGAATACTAACTCTGCTTACACTTTACCTGCTTCTACAGTTGTTACAACTGATGGTAGTGTATCTATCGCTGGTATCCCTCTTTACAAATCAACTGCAATCGCAGTAGATAAGTTTGTAGTAGGTGACTGGTCTATGGGTGCTCAAATCATGCAAAATCAAGGTATCTCAGTTCAATTCTCTGAATTTGATGCTGATAACTTTACAAAGAACATGATTACTGTAAGAGTTGAAGCTCGTATCGCTTTACCTATCTATTACGCAGGTGCGTTTATCTATGGGGATTTTGGTAATGTTGCTTAATCTTTAATTAGATTTACAATACAAGGGATAGCCTAGAAAGCTATCCCTTTTTGTTTACACTAAATTTTAGTTATTTTTGTAAAAATTAGCATAATGCAGATACTAAGAGATGTAACGACTACAGTAGCCCCTTCGGCAACAATCGTTACCTTACAGACCGCAAAGGATTATTTAAGAGTAGATTATAGCGAAGATGATACTTTGATTACTAACCTTATAGAAACCGCTAGGATCAGATTAGAGCAGTACGCTTCAGTTGCTATGACTGCTAGAACCCTAAAGGTAGTAGCTTATGTAGATGAGTTTATAGAGCTTCCTTATGCTCCTATAAACAGTATTACATTGGTAGAGTATTGGGATGGTGCTGCATGGGTAGCAATGGTACTTGGTGATTATAGAGTTATAGGTGATACCTACAAAAAGGTTTATTTTAATTCACCTCTTATGAGTGACTTTAGATTCACTTATACTTGTGGATATGCCACTACTCCAGAGTCTATGAAAACGGCTTTGTTGAAGATGGTAGGTGATTTATATGAGTACAGAGAATCAAGTGTTGAAAGCTCTAAGCCTTCAGCTAACTTAACAACGGCTTACGAACTAATGAAACCTTACAAAAGGGTAAGTATTATCTTCTAATGATAGGACAATTAAGAAATAGGATTACATTTAATACTAAAACAAGCGTTTCTGACAGTGCAGGAGGGTTTGTGAATACTTTAGTACCATACTACACTTGCTGGGCTGAATTGGTCAATAATACCAATAGTAGAACTAATATAACAGGTAGGGATAGTATTAATGATGGGGTTACATTTAGGATTAGATATACAACAGGCAAGACGTTTACTAATGCTCTTGTAATAACTTGGAAATCAAGGACTTATATGATTAACTCTATTATTAACGAAGCCGACTTGAATCAATATTATTTAATAGGTTGTGCAACACTTAAGTAATGAATGCATTTAGCGTAAAGGTAAAAGGGCTTGACTTTTTAGAAAAAAGGATTAAAGATGCTCACATTAAAATAACAGAGCAATATACAAAAATCATTAATGATTCTGTTATAGAAATATCTAAATTAGCTGAAAGTAAAGTACCAATAGGGAAAACAAGTAGGCTACAAGGATCTATTGGATATAGTTTATATAATGTTGCAACTGGTGCATCTGTATATGCTTCAATTCATTACGCTCCTTATGTTGAATTTGGTACAGGGCAAAAATTTGGTATCCCATCATATCCAAATGTAAACAAAGGTAAATTAGATGCTTATGCTTTTACATTTAAAAGAAAAAAGCAGGTCATAGGAAGGCCTTATAAGCCGTTTATGTTTAATTCTTATAGTGAGGTTTATACAAAAATGCTTAGTAAATTAAGGAAAATAAAAATATAAATATATTTCATTAAATTTGTACCAAAATGAAGGACTGCGGATATACATTAAGGAAAGCTTATTTCGATAAGTTTATCTCGGCCTCCTACTCATTAGCTGCTTATGATACCATAGCACCTGACACAGTAGAACCGCCTTATTTGATTATCAGTAGTCAGACACAAGTGGACAATAGTAATAAACAAAGCTTTGCTTATAATGTTACTATCCAATTTGACATAGTTTATAGGACTTTTAAAGCAGGGGAAGTAGGGCAGAAAACTGTTGATACTTATGCAAATGAGTTATTAGAAATAGTAGGTGTTAGACCACCAAGCTACCCTAGTACTGCACCTGACTTTAAAATAGTGACTTCTAAGATTAGTAGTAATATTGCTACCTTTGACTATGTGGATGAGGCTTATGTGTTTAGAAGGGTAATAACAATGGATCATTTCGTGAATCAATTAACATAAAAGAAAAATAAAATAAAATGGCAACAACAAGTGTATTTAACGGAACTTCATTAGTAGTTCTAATTGGAACTGAAGTAATAGGTTTCGCTACTTCATGTTCTTTAAGTTTGGCTATCGATGCTCCAGACGCATCTACAAAACAAAGCTTAGGATGGGCTGATGAAATTGGTGGGCAAAGGTCTTGGTCTTTAACAACTGATGGCTTAGCTACAGTAGTTCCAGGAACAGTTGCTACTTATGTAACTACTGCTGAATTGAATGCTTTAGCAATCGCTAGAACTGCAGTTCAAGTTAAGTTTACTACTGTAGATAACTCAACAGTTGGTGGTGTAACTCCAGTTACAGGTGATGTGATTTATTCAGGTTCAGCATTTATTGAGAGTGTAGATATGACTGCTGATATGGAGAATCCAGTTACTTACTCAGTTTCTTTCAAAGGAACAGGGCCATTAACTATCGCTACCAACGCATAGTAAAAACAAACCAAAAAAACCAAACATATGAGAGGACAATTTGAATTAACTCTTTCCGATGGAAAGAAGATACCGATGCGTTTTTGTACTTGGAGTCTTAAAAGATTCTGTCAATTACAAGGGATAGGGCCTTCTGACATAGGAGGATCTTTAAGTGGCAAGGATTCACTTGATGCTATTGTTAACTTACTGAAATCTGCTGCTGAATATCCATTATATTCTCAAGGAATCACTCCAAGCTTCACAGAGATGGAAGTATGTGATTGGATAGATGATATGGGTGGCATGGGTGGACAAAAGTTCCAAGATGTGATGTCAGCTCTTGCAGACAGTATGAATAGCGGCATAGAAGATAAGCCAACAAAGTCAACTAAAAAGGATGGAGTAAAAAAAAATTAGAGTGGATTGACATAGAAAGATATACAATGGGGGAGTGCAAAGTGCTTCCCCATTTGTTTTGGGAGATGACCATGGCTGAATTAGATTTTGTGTGGTATGGGTATAGACACGAGGAAGAACAGAAGTGGATTAGAACTAGATGGCAGACAACTTTACTTATTAATATTCAGCTACCTAAGGGTAAGAAAGTTAAGCCAAAAGAGCTTATTGAATTAGACTGCGATACTCGTAACTTTGTAAAGCAAAGAGTGATGACAGAAGATGAGCTTAAAGAAGTTTTAAATAAATATAAAATTGTTAAACCGATAATGTAATGGCTAACGAAGAAGGTGTTAAAATTATTATAACCGCAGAAGATAGGTTTAGTGAAACAATGAAGAAGATTGATGCTTCTTCTAAAATATTTGGTGAAACAACTAAAAATACACAAAGAAATCTGGAGGCTCTTGAAAGAGAAATGGTTAGGCTTGTTGCCAATGGCTTAGATCCTGCTGATAAGAAGATTAAAGAGATGAAGGCTAATTATGATAAATTAAGCCAATCATTAAAAGGAGGAGATGCTTCTTTAAAAAAATCAAACCAACAATGGACTAACCTTGCATTGGTTATTCAAGATTTACCTTATGGATTTAGAGGTATTCAAAATAACCTACCTGCTCTTATTGGTGGATTTGCAGGTGTTAGTGGTGCAGCCTATGTTTTAGGTTCTGCATTAATTGCTATATGGACTGCATATGGCGATAAAATAACAGAAGTAATATTTAAAACAAATGCATTAGATACTGCTAATAAGCAACTTAAAGACGGAATGCTAGAATCCGTAAAATCAACATCTAGTGCAAGAGAAGAATTATTTAAAGTATCAGCAGTAATAAAAGCTGGTAAAGATAATTTAATTGATAAAACTGCTGCTTTAGATTATTATAATAAACAACTTGGAACAACATTTGGTGTAGCAAAAACATTAGAAGAGGCTGAAGCCAAAATAGTTGAAAAAACTCCAAAATATATAGAGGCTATAGGATTAAAAGCTAAAGCTCAATATTATTACGCAAAAGCAGCAGAATATGCAATTAAAGGAGATATAGCTGGATTAGAAGACCAAACAAATATTTTTGATAAGTTAATTGCTTTTTCTAAGGGGTTTGCAGATGTTGCAACTATTGGCCCAAAGGAAATAATAAAAAGTATTTTAGGTTCATTATCAACTGCCCAAAGCGATGCCGTTAATAAGATAACTAAAAACTCAAAACTAATTGGTGATATTTTGTTTAAGAGTGGCAATGATGCCATGGATCAATATTTCAAAGCATTTAAAGAAGCTGGTTTATCTGATAAGGAAATAGCAGACATATTTAAAAAGTTTAATGATGCAAGAAATAGGGCCTTTGATAAATCAAATACATTAAATCAAGATAATAGTTTATTAAATTCATTAAAATCTGAACAAGCATTATATAAAGATGATATGTTCATGAAAAGAGCTATTGGTCTTGAAATATTAAATGAAGAGGAAAGGTTGGCGATTGAAAAAGCAACATTTGAAAAAGCTTCTGTTCAAACATTGTTAAATATAGCAAATGATTTTAAGTTTAAAAGGCTAGCAGTTGAAAAGGAAACTTTAGATGAATTACAAAAAATAAGAAATGAAGCTGCAAATCAAGCCGCAAAAGATAAAGAGAAAGCAGATAAAGATGCAGAAAATGCTGCTCAAAAAGTAAACGATAGAAATTTACAAAACGCTCTTACTGCTTTAAAAATAGAATCTGATGTAGCCACTAAAATAGCTAATGCTAGTGGCAAAACGACAGCTACGGATAGGATTAAAATATTAGAAGACTATAAAAATAAATTATACGAATTAGCTTCAGTTGGTGGATATACTGCTGAACAATTTGATAAAATATCAGATGCATTAGTTAATGTCGATGCTGCAATAGAAGGATCACAAGATAAGGTAAGAACATTTAATGTTACATGGACAGATACAATGAATGGTATAAATAGTATTATTAATGATTTTATTAATAACTCTTTATTTGCATTAGGGGAATCCATGGGCAAGATATTTGCAGGAGAAACTGTAGATGCAATAGATGTTTTTGGGACATTAATAGCAGATGCATTACAATCATTAGGTAAGCAATTAATAGCATTTGGAGTTGCTAAATTAGCAGCATTTGAAGCATTAAAAAGCGGCACTCCAGCAGGAGCGGCATTGGCTATAGCAGCAGGTCTTGCGGCAGTCGCAGCAGGAGCACAAATGAAATCTATGATAACTAGAACAAGTAGCGGAAGAAATACCCCTGCTGGTAATATTCCTGCGTTTGCAAATGGAGGTATTATTTCTGGCCCTACAATGGGTTTAATGGGTGAATATCCAGGAGCTAAATCTAACCCTGAAGTAGTCGCACCATTAGATAAGTTAAAAGATATGCTAGGTGGTGGACAAGGGGGTACTTTTGTATTAAGAGGACAAGACTTACTTTTGTCGGTAAATAGAGCACAAAAGGCATCAAGTATTAAAGGACAAACAATTAGTTTAGCATAATGGCATACGGAAAAAGATACCTATTACAACAAGCATTAAGAGATGGCACTCAGTTGCTAGTAAATATCTATGAAGATGGATATACTGGATCTGTTTATAATTATGATGCAGTATCTATTTCTATAACTCCAAATTCTAATAGCGATGAGCCAGAACCTGGCATTATCTCATCTCAATTAAATATCTCATTTTTAATGGGTACTGATGCTGATAATAGCAATTTCCCAATCCTTCTTACTTTTAATGATAAATTCTACTATGTAGAAGTAACTCGCATAGATTCCATTGCAGTAGAATCTGTTATTTGGAAAGGTTATACTTTTAATGACTATGTAACGCTGCCATTTACTACTGGTACTACACAAGTTGACATTATTTGTATAGACGCATTGTCGTTTATGAAAAATACCTTTTACCCTTATACTGCTTCATCAAATCAATTAGAAAATTTATATACTGTATTGGCTCAAGGGTTAAACTCAATAGGGTTTGTTAATGGATCAAGCTTGTATCAATGTTGCTCTTATTTTGGTTCTGCTATGGCTAATAGAGGTGCAAGTACTGCTAATGAACCATTTTCTCAAACATATATTTATAGAAGAGATTTACAGCAAAATAGTTATTATGATTTAGTAGAAAAAATAGTTAAGTCCTTTGGGTGTAGATTATTTCAACAAAATGGAGATTGGTGGATTATGTCAGCTAATGAAATGGCTGCATCAACAATTTATTTTACAAAGTATAATTTAAGTACTGGAACATCTACTAGTGGCACGTTAAGTAATGCGTTAACTATAGAACCATATTCTTCTAATAATATTCACTTTGTTAATAATAGTCAAACTAAAATAACTAGAAAAGGTTATCCAGTTGTAAAGGTTTCTGCTCCAGTTAGGTTTACAAGTGATTATATAGCAAATGGTACATTTAAAATAAATAGTGCTGGGGTTGTTACTAACTGGACTCAAGCAACAACTTTTTCAACAATTACAGTAGTACCTATTCCATCTGAGCCTTATGATGTAGTTGAATTAATTAATAATACATTTAGTGGAGGAGCAACTTTTTCTTATGTTACTGCTGGTACTTTACCGTATTTTAATGCTCCAGGATTTGATTTATCTTTTGATTTTTCAATATCACGTCCTGGAGGCCCTCAAATATCAATATCTGTAGAAAACTCTATTGGACAAAAATTCTATGCTGATGCAAATGGTGTATGGGGTGCACCTGGAGTACAAGTATATTATATTGTTGACTCTAATGCTGGTAATAATGTATGGCAAACTGCTAATATTAATCTTCAGTTAGGAGCTTTTAATATTGGAGGTACGAATTATAATGTAGAAGGATATTTTAGATTTGAATTTACTAATCTTGGTTCAGGATTTGTTTCAACTACAAAATTAAGAAACGTTAGAGCAAGCCAATCTTCAACTGCATTGCCAAGTTCTTTAAATGCAACAAGATACGTAACTACAACAAATTCTTTAACTAAGGATTTTGAATCTTCTCTTGGTATTTATAGGTCTGATATTGCTAATTGTTATGGTGCTTTATTCTATTCAAATGGAGCCCCTATTACATTATGGTATAGATATTCTCATTTAGGAACAACGTATCCTTCATTGCCAATACTTGTAGCAAGAGAGTTATCTAATTTGTTTAATAGAAACTATGCTACATTAGAAGCTGAATTAGGTAAAACATTTAATGGTAATTCATTAATTTATTTATCTAACACATATAGTGTAACAGATTCTGCATCTAGTGCATTAACTTATGATGGAAAGAAATTTCTACTAAATAGGGTTTCAGCAATTCCGTATATTGACCAATCAACAGGCATACAATTATTAGAAATAATAGATGAAGACAATACATCTACAGAAAAAACTGAGTGGATTTTAAGTTAATAAACATATAAAAATTAATATAATAAAATGGCAAGTGTAATAAATGGGACAAATATAGTTTTATATGAATATGATAGCAACGCTACTTATTTCTTTAATGGAGATTTTGGTGGAGGTGTCTTTGATGGCATTGTGTGTAAGCAAATGAGCAGAACTCAAGAGGTAGAAACCTCATCAAACTTTACTAAAACAGGAGCAGGTACAATAGCTGCGTTTATTACAGATGCTGGAGAGCCTGGAGTAACTACCATACCAGCAGGAACTTGGAGTTTTAGTGCTTATTATTCTGTTGTAACCGCCTTTGCAGGTGCTGAAGTTAAGTATGAGTTATATAAATATAATGGTAGTGTTGCTACCTTGTTGTTTACATCGGCAATAACACCCTTAACAACCCTAGCAAAGACCTTATATACTACGGCAATGACAGTTACTCAAACAACTATAGGCTCGACAGATAGGCTTCTAGTTAAGGTTATTTATACTGGCTTAACAACTACTAATCAAATTACGCTTTATACTCAATTTACTAATCCAGCTCAAGTAACTACAACTATACCATTAGGGACTCCAATGGGAGCTTCTACAAGTTGCTCATTTGAGGCATCTACCGAACAAGTAGAAGTAACCTCTCAAACATCAGCTTGGTTTAGGGAGTTTAAAAGTGATATTACTTCATGGACAGTTAATTGTGATGGCTTTATAGCCTTAAGTGGTTACTCTTATCTTGCTTTAATGCAGAAGCAATTAAACAGAGCTTCAATAGATGTAAGATTCTCAATAGATAATGACAATGCAGATAATAGTGATACTTATGGATATTCGATAGTAAGCGGAACGGCTAATATCACATCTATTAGCTTAAGTGCTCCTGTAGAGGGTGCATCTACTTATTCATTGGCATTACAAGGCACAGGCCCTTATGCAATAACAGGAACTCAAGTCATAGACGGAGGTTCTACAATATCAACTTCAAGCGTGAATAGTTTTTCTTATACGGCAGCAGGTGGTGAAACAACTGTTACCTTCTCAGGTGCAATCGGATCTACTTGTATATCGGTTACAAGAGGTGGTGTAGAGGTTAGAACGATAGCTACAAGCGGTGTACCAACCGATGAAAATGTTAGCTTTAATACTGCCACAGGAGTTCTTACCTTTGCAACGGCAAGACCACTAGAGGTAGATGAGTTTGTCAGAATGATTACTAAATAATTAATTAGAAATAGAATGAGTCAACAGATACAGATTACTGGAGGTGCGAAAGTGAGGAATTTACAAGATGTAATTATTGGAACAAGTGGGGTATTGACTTCATTAGGATTTGATGTTGCAAATGGTGTGCCAAGACTTGATGTAAATGGTAAGATATTAGTAAGTCAGTTACCTAACTCGGTTATGGAGTACAAGGGTACTTGGAGTGCTGCGACTAACACACCAACCCTTGTAAATGGTACAGGAAATCAAGGTGATGTTTACTTATGTAATGTTGCAGGTACAGTTGACTTTGGTGCTGGTCCGATAGCTTTCTTTGTAGGCGACCAAGTTATTTATAGCGGTTCAATTTGGCAAAGGGCTTCAGGTGCAACAGGAACAGTTACGAGTGTAGCGGTTACTGAAAGCGGAGATAGTTTAAATATCACAGGCTCACCGATTACTACAAGCGGAACGATTAACATAGGATTCAACGGAACGAATTTACAATATGTAAACGGAGCAGGAAACTTAACAACCTTTCCTACATTAATCACTTCCATAGGCTTATCTATGCCGAGTGCTTTTAGTGTCGCAAATAGCCCTTTAACGGCTAATGGAACGATTGCAGTAACAGGAGCAGGTGTTGCTTCACAATATATCAGGGGAGATGGTACTTTGGCTAACTTTCCGACATCTGGAGGTGGTGGAAGTTCTGTTTCTTATTATTTAA